CATGACTCGCTTATCGAGAATTGGATGACCCTCCTCTCTTTGAAGACCAACCTTGAGTGGTTCTCCATTTTCATCAAGCGCACCGTCAAAAGCGTTTGATGCCGCTTGCTGGATACCTTGGATAATTTCTAGGACATTTGATTTTTCAGCCATTTTTCTTCTCTTCCTTCAACGTGTTGAATATAACATTTAAAGCAACATTTAAACTTTGCCATATATAGATCATCCCTTCCGTGAAAGGAATAAATATTACATACTGGGCAAGTGCGCTCTGATTCTTTTATAAATAGTTTCTTGGGCAACAAAACACCATCGACCTCGACCTTCTCGCTAGTCTTTTCATTTCTGGATATTTCTTTGATTTGAGATAGGTAGTTTTTTTCTTTTTCTTGATCCCAATTATTTTTAGGATTTTGTATTGCTTCGTCGCCATACTTCTCTTGTATGGCTTTCTCAACTTTTATAAGATGATCGGGATCTTTCATCTCTTTACTATTTCGCTAGCGGCGAAAAAGATTGCGATTGATGTAATCATTCCCACTGCTATTCCACCACCAAACCATAGTATATCATAATCTCCAACATCAGTTGCAATTTTTTGTAAGCGTAAGATTTCCTCATCTTGAGCCGAGACAATGATTTTGTATTTCTCTTTTTCTATCTTGAGTTCGCTAGAAAGTAAATCGTTGTCTCTCGTACACTTTGTCTGTAGTATGTCCATTTCATATTTTACTTTTAGTTTGCACTCTTGTTCTGATCGTTCTTTTTCTGCTAATAGCTTTGCGGTTGCTTCTATTGAAAATAGTGTTCCCGTGAATGGCGCAACATCACCTTCGTTTAGAAAAGTAAATTTCGCACTTGTGCTCGTGGTTGTTTGGGCGTTGGCTATGACCGACGAGGAAATAAAAATAATACTAATCAGTATTGCTATTGTTTTTTTTAGGCTCATATTCAAATCCAAACTTTAGTGTAATTCTTTCCGCCATCTGTTCTGGATCATCGGTCCACTCTTTTATAACAGACTTGACAAATTTCTTTTCTTTCTTGTCGAGTGTCTTATTTTCTTTGGAATACTTTTCTTCAATTTTTTTAATGGCGTTGTCGTATTCTTTATCGATCCACTCTTTCTCTTTCTTTTTATTTAATTCGGCTACTTCGATTGCGTCTAGTTGTTTCTTGTGAGAGTCATCAGCAGCCTTTATGATTTCCTCAACTTTGTTTGTTTTTGACCGGAAAACTAAAGCAACTATTATAAGAACAGGTATATACCAATAAGACTTTAGGAAAGACCAGATTTTTTTAAGTGCGATCATTTTTATTTTAATACCAATTCAGTCTTCATCCTCATATCCGGTAATGGTTCTACCCTCTTTTTCTTTTTTTAAATAATCCCGCAACTGATCTGTCACATCCCAATCATCAGGAATGTCCTTATCTAAGTTCCCTTCGTCTTGAAGTGTTTCGATTAGCCACCGAACAAATGCCTTTTCGACCTTATCAGATATGATTGCTGATACTGAATCGTCCATATCTAATTTTCCCAAATTTCCTTGAGGCCTTTGTCCATCGGGAACCTGATACATTCCCAATACAAATTCCGACACTTCATCAGATTTCTCGAAAATCCCTTTTGCAGCCGAAACGCCGGGAATTAAGTCAGTCAACATGCCTAAAACTTTTTTTCTGTTTTTATACTTTAGAGTGCAGTTAAGGAGCGCATGTAATTCTCCGAATGTCTTGATATCGCCACCTTGAGCTTGAAAAGTGGCTGGGACTGTTTTCGTACAATAATCATCCTTCAATTTATCATCGGCTTTATCGAAGGCTTTTCCAAATAAACTACGAAGGCCGGAAACGCCTTGCGCAGTCTTTTGTTTTGCCACCTGTGCCGCACGAGCTAATCTAGTGCGTCTGTCGGGTGCTTCTTTTATTGTGTCGCTCTCTAAATAAGAGCGCCAATTTTCCATTAAGGTTTTCATTTGTTCTTCTTTTTGTTTTTTTCCGCCCATGCTATTCCATATGCTGCGGGACAATCGTCTTTTCCACCACACATTTCTTTCTTCAATGCCATAACCATGTCTTCTTTTCCCGGTGGGGCTACTTCTTGGAGAGGAGTGGGTTGAAAGCCTTCTAGCTCCGCTGCAACCGCATCATCTATGACCTGCGCTAGTCTTTGTGCTAAAGCTTGTTGCTCTTTGTATTCTAGTGCTTTGTACTTGTGTCTTATGACAGAATCAATAAATCTTTTTTCTGTGTCATCTACAGATGGGCTAGGCGCAATCTTTTTTTGTTTTGGGTGGGAAACTCCGAAGCCACCAGGTTCCATAAAACTTTCATCAAGTTCTTCTTGAATAATCTTCTTGAGTTGTGACTTGGTGATTTTCATATTTTATGAACTCCATCTATTACGCATCTCTTGTGTTGCTTCATCAATTGCTTGGTTGAGCCATTGTGGATCTTCTTCCTCTAATGAGTTGAATTTGATTGACCAGCCTTCGGTGGTGTTCTCGGGAAGTTCGGTGGTTTTCGGACCACCCCCATAAGTCCAATTATCCGATTCGCTCGCTCTATAAGCATCAATAGCATCTATTAGATTAGTTCCTTTGGGACCGACAAAATCAGGGCTCGCAGAAGAACCACCAGAAGTGCCAGCGGCTACTACTGTCTCTTTATTTTGGAGTTGCCAAGCTTGTTCGTTTGGTGCCCACTTAAAACTCCATGGACCTTCTTCGCCCTCGAAAGTGACTTCTTCTTTTAACAAGCGAGTCATTTCTTCTTTAATAATTCGCTTTAGTTGTGACCTTGTAACTTTCATTTTTTCTTTCTGCGGATTTTTATTTTCCTGTTTTTATTCTCTTGTAACGGCAATTCCATTTGTGCCGGGTCTTCGCCAGGTCCAGGGGCAACCGCGCCTTGTGGTGATAAGACACCACGGATAAAATTAATTGCGTCCATTAGTGTTTCGGGGTTTGCATGTTGCATAGCTTCTTCATCTGTGGATGGATACACTTCAACTTCATAATTGCCATCATCCCACACATCAATCGTAGCACTCTTGTAGGGCTCTCCCGAGGGGCTACTGTAGTTTGTTATTCCTTGTTGTTTCTCGCGACTGGATGCTTTATCTTGCAAGCCTAGATTTTCCATCTCAGGAGAGATAATGGTGTCAATAGCACTTTCCAGTTCTACGGCTAGTTCCTTGTTATATCTGTCTTCGCCGAAGCGAGTTACGATTTCATCAAAGTCAGCAAACTTTTCTGCGCCAGCAGTTACTTCTGCAAGGATTTCTTTAATATATTCTTGCAACGATTCTTTTGTTATGAGTGATTCATTTTTTTTATCAACACCTACATCCTTGATGCTTCCGTATTTATCTGGATTAGCATTAACAGCAGCGCGGGCCATTTCTTCTTTTTCTCCACTAGCCTCTAACGCATCTCGCATTTTAGATACAGAAATAGTTTCATCTTCTGGGATACCTAACGCTCTATGCAATTTGCCAGGATGTTTGCCAAAGGCTTTTTGCATCCAGTCTTTTTCTTCTTGGATAAATTGCTTAAGTTTTTGTTTTGTTATTTTTCTTTCTTCCAGGTTGCCTCGTCGTCCAACAATCGGATCATCGTAATCTACATCAACCATCCCGCCTAAATTACCTCGCGGATCTTCATCGTCTTCTTCATCGCCGCCAATCACACCAAGAACATAAGGACCAATCTCACGCGCTGTTACGTCGCCCGCTAAATCTTGGCGACCGGGCAACCCTACACCATAAAGCTCGCCGTCATCACCTGTAAAAGTAAGTGCGCCATCATCCACCACCGAGGCATCTCGAAAACCTTCGCCCTGAAGCGCAGCAGCAATTGCTTTCAAGTCTTGTTGTTTTTCTACACCAGTAGCAACTATATCTTCCAGTTGATCTAACTGTGCGTTGACTGTTTTATAAGAAGATTCTTTTATAGCTCTTTGAAACTCCTCTTTGATAATTTGCCTAAGTTTTGTTTTTGTTACTTTCATTATGCTTTTACGCTCCTTGCGATGGGTTTAAGTTCGGTCAAAAAATCAATAAGTTCCTGAATATCTTTTTGATTCACGAGGGTTAGTGCTTTGTTATTATCGTCATAAAGATCCATCGTTAATGCCATAGGTCCGCGTCGAACAGAATATTTCCCTCGTTCTAAAACCGTCTTGCCTGACCCTGGTTCTTCTTTCTTTTTTCCCAAACCAAATATTTCATTCATCTCCAATTCTTCTTGGATAATCTGTTTTAGTTTTGATTTGGTGATTTTCATCCATCGTTCCTAAGTTTTTTTTCATTTTCTAATTCTTTGAATTCATTAATTTTTTTGAAAAGATAATCTTTCCCTTTTGTCTTTAAAGCAGCATCATCTAAAGAATCAATTTCAGATTCAAGTTGTTCAATTTCATCTTCAACATTCCGATTACCCCATTTTAATAATCGTTTGGCTGCTTCATCTGCCGCAAATTGGGCATCCAAGATAGCAAGTTCTTCTGTCTCAAGTTCACCGATTAAATTTTGTAATCGTTTTATACACTTTTCAGCCATTATTTTTCACCAATAATATCTTTTAGTTCGTTTTTTTCACTTCTTCCTCTAACTTTATATACCTTAAGCGTTTCTATTGTGTTTTTGATTTTTGAAGAATTTGGCTTGTTAGATCTGAATAATCGTCCCAACTATCCAAAGTCTTGGTAAGTTCCGAGTGGACTAAAGCTCGCACTGCTTCTGCGCCATATTTTTCCGCTAACTTTTCTAAAAACCCCGCCACTGAATTACCAGGATTGAGTTTCAGACGAAGTTGCCGTCCATCCCACTGACCGGATTTCTCCAGCACCGAGAGAAGATCATCTCCTTTAATTTTTCCAAAACCAAACAATTCATCTAATGGTCCTATTTCTTCTTTGATTATTTTTTGTAATTTACTTTTTGTAAGTTTCATTTTTTATCTCCTATGATATCATTTAATAAGCGGTTTATGCGGTCTGCTTTGGACCAGATTTGTTTTTGTTTTGATTCATTCATCATCATATACGCGCCTTGCGTTGAGGGTTCTGATACAATATCAAAACAAATAAGTTGAAAGTCGTCTTCTACAAGTGTTTGTCCTTTTGATTCACTAACGGATCCCAAACCACGAGATGAAATGCCAAGCATTACTCCGTCACCAATAAGAGCTTGTAAAATAAGTCCCGCTGGTGTTGAAAGAACTTTGATTTTTCCCATTAAGTCTTTTCCTTCCCACCATAAGGATTTAACCATGTGAGAAGCATTTTTAAGATTAACAACAGAATCTTCAGGGTGGTCAAGTTCCCCACATGCACGATTTTCTTTTACAATTTTCATGTAATTTTTAACTTCTCTTTGCAAAACAGGTGCAGGATAAACACGACCATTTCCATTTTGTTCGTCACAACGTTGCATTACACCAGAAAGAAAAACCGCACCATTTTTAACTTCCGCCTTTTCAGATTCACTTAAAAGATCTTGACAGACGCCACCAGAACATAGTTCATAATATTCTCTTAAAAGATATTTTTTACTCATTTTCCTTCCCCCTCATCAATCCATTTAACTCCACCAGATGTTACACCAGCAGGCGGAGCACTTACGCGCTTGGGCATAACACCTAATTCAGCTTCTCTTGATCTTGGCCTTTCGGATTTCCCACTCATCACACAACGAGAAACTACGTCCAAGGCATTAGAAATTTCTTCTTGGGTGCAATCGCTGTTATTTTCAAAAAGGTCTGGAAGTTCATCGCGGGTTTCACCACCAGTTAAAATTTTATCGGCAACCTTCCAGGCTTGACTTACTGCATCATGCAATATATCAAATTCTTCTGATGGTTTTTCTTCTTCTGGTAACTCACCTAAATAATCTTCAAACTTTTCTCTTGTTTTTCCCAACAAAATATAAGCAAGATGAGCGATTTTGCTTTCTTCATTTTTATCCAAATCTTCTTGAAGTCTTTTTTGTTCTTCCAAGATTATTTTTTTAAGTCGTTGTTTACTAATTTTCATAACTCACTTCCTATTAAAGTGCGGGCGCGACCCGCACGGGTCTGCAACCTGATTTACATCGTCTAACTGGCTGTAGTCTAAACCGCTTCAACATTATCCATCACCTCGATTTATTAAATTTATTCCTTTATCACTAAAAACCATATTCAGTACATACGATGTTCCAGAACTAACACACCCTAAAAGAAATGCAGTAGCTATAGAATATTCAAATGTAAATAGTTCTGTATATGGGTTAATCGCCCACAAAAATAGGCCAACCCACCACCCAATACACATAGAGCAATGAAAGAAGTGATACGACGGTCGAATCTTACGGAAGATTCTTCCATAGACTATAATTTGTGTAAGTCCATAAGCAGCAAGCACAAATAGCAATAGATTCATTAATAATATCCATAACCACTTAGATAACGACGAATCCGGTAAGGAGTAATTGATCCCTTTTTAGGTTCTTGAGGTACTTCACCAAGTTCAGTTGAGTCTTCTGGTGTTGGATCCACGAGATGATCATCAATCTCATTTTCAATAAACTCTTGAGCCTCAAGTGCTGGTGTTTGTTTATCAAGAAATTTCTTTGTAGAGATTAATACAACTTGTGTACTATTAATGCCTTCATCAATAGGTGGCGGATATTGGGCTTCTAAACTCCCAAAAACATTTCCTGATTGAACACTCTCAGGAAGAATAACACCATCTTGAGTTAAAAACTTAAAATATTTATTTTGAAATCCATATACTTCATCTGTTAATTCACTTTTAGGAAACGTAGTAATTTTATTTAATGCTGTATCAAGAATAATATCCAAGTGTATATGATCTAAAATCATTATTTTTCCATCAAGAGTTTTTCTCACCTCAAGAGAAATAACAGCATCAGGAGCAGGTTTGGTTTCTGCGATAGCTTCTTCAGGAGAAATTTCAGGATCTATTTTAAGCTTAATTGGCATCCGATTGTATTTCCGTAACAAGCCCTTGAATTTTTATAACTTCTTCAACCATTGCCTTATCTGGTTTTAGCTCCTGATATGAATCTAAAGTTTTTAATACTTTTTTTGCATTTTCTAACATTTGAGAATCAGTTATAAATTCTTCTTTAGAGAAAGATTTTTTTAGTTCTTTTTTAAGTCTTCCGATTTCCTCATTTAAATAAGATTTCAATTCAATCCCATTATTGTGAAAAGATGCAATAAATTTGTTTAAAAGAATTTTTTGTTCTTGCAATAATTTGCCACTATATTCGTCATTAAACCTTTTAACAAATGATTTATAGACAATATTATCCATTGGAACCATTTTTTCTTTATTTTGTTTAGAAGACATTTTATCTACGAGTTCATTTTCCAATAGAATTTTAGATTTAATGGATACTTTATTATTAAAAATCTGGGCAACAGAAGCCAAGTCTTTATAACTTGGGACAAAATTAGAAAAAGCGCCATCAGATAAAAATTTGCGTATTTTTCGAGCAACTTTATTTTGTTCTGACAACAAAGCTTTTTTATCAAGCTCTCTATGTCGAATCTTTACTTCATTAATGATTTTCTCAGCAGTTAATAAATTTACATCTTTTGTATGTGTTATCGCCCGATACAATTTCAATTCTCTATACATCATAGAGTCGGGGGCGAATGATTCTTTAACAAGAACAACTATTTTATTTTGCAATTCTTTATTTTTCGAAAGAACAGATTTCGTCAATTCTTGAATTAAAACCTCATAAAGAAATGCGCTATTCCTTTTTTTATTATGTTTAAACTTTGCCATTCTTTTTGTCCTTATTGTTTTTCTCTTCAAGATTTTTAATTATTCGCTGAATTTCAACGTCATTTTGCAAAATCTGAAGTTCTTCTTTTTTATACTTCTTATCATAATTAGTTTCTAAATTCTCATAAATTCCTCTTGCAAGCTGGTTAAGTTCAGATGAGCCCTTAAAAACGTTTCTTGGAGTATTTTTTGCTGTTTCTTCTGAGTAATGTCCTTTGTAACTTCGCTTTCTTGCACCCATATCTCTTTTATCAGACTTAACTCGTGTGTACTTCTTTCCTTTTGCTCCGGGTGTTGTGTATGGCGCTTGATCTGGTCGTCGCCAGTGCAGCTCATTTCTGCTACCTGGTGCGGCCATTGCTGCGGCTTCCGGTGCCGGTTCTTCCATTCCTGCGGCCTCCATTCCGGGAGCCGCTAAAAGTGTTTCTTCTTCTCCACCAACTTCAGCCCCCATTTCTTCGCCGCCCATGCCGCCCATATCGGCTGCACCACCACCGCCCATAGCCATTTCACCACCAGCTGCTGCTGCTTCTTGAGGCATAGCAGCTTGTTCAAGCGAAGCATCCATTTTTCTATCATAAAACATTTCCCGTTGATTGCGAATAATCTCCTCATCTGATAAGTCAAAAATATGTTTCCCAACCCAACGACGACTAAAATATCCTTCTGTCGCTGTTGAAGCTATTTCAAATTTGGTACGCCAATGCTCAAGTTCTTGCAACTCAGCTAATTTTGAAGGATTATTTAATCTTAATTTAAACGAAATAAGATCTTTATTTTTATATCCCAGCGTGTATAGATGAATTACTGCAATTTTTTCAAGCTCAGAAACTACGCTTCGCTGCAATCTGGTGATTGTACGAGCAAAACGAATATCTCGTTGAGCTAACGTAGTTTTATCTTCTGAACCTTCATCTCCTTGAGTAAGGTAAGATGCAGGAATTTTAAGAGCCGAAAATAATTTATCTCTTAAATATTTTACATCATCAACATCACCTGTATAAGTGCCGCCTGGTAATGACTCAACTCTTGTATTGGACGTTCCACCGCGAACTGGAATAAAATAATCTTCATCAATACTCATGGGATTATATCGCAAATCAACTCGACCAGTTTCTTGATCAATAACTTGATTTCGTTTCATTTGAGTAACAATTCTTTGCATATGCTGTTCTACTTCTTTTTCTGCAATCCCGCCGACATCAATATAAAAAATTCTACGTTCAGGCGACCGGACAACACGATAGGCCATCATTGCATCTTCAAGTAATTGAAGTTGTCTCCAAATACGCCTACATGCTTCCAATGCAGATGTTCCATAAGGAGCATATTTATCATTGCCAAGAATTCTAAAATGAGCAATTTGCCAATTTTCAAACGTTAAACCTCCGCTATTCCATTGAAATTGAACATATGTTGGATTTGTTTTGTCTTCACCCTCCAGGCGTTCAATTTCTGCCTGGGGTAAACCAACAACTGATTTAACACCCAGTGATTCATCAATGTCCAAATATAGAAAATAATCTCCATACTTGCACATACTTCGACACCAACCAAATATATTAAATTCAATGTTAAGAACACTATAAAAAAGAGAATGGAGAATAGCTTTGATTTCTTCGTTCGGGCAGTTAATTGTGAGAAGGGGTTGAACTGGTGACGATACAGTCATTTCATCGGCATAAATATCTAGACCAGAAGCAATTTCAGGCATATATTCCATTTGATCAAAATCAATGTATCGTTCGGCTCGGGCAGCATTTGATGTGGAATTTGCATAAATATTATCAAATGGATTATATGAGGTTTTTTTAAATGTTAATCCTGCGGCAGATTGAAACTTATATTTATCCAGTTGCCATCTTTTAAGTTGTCGAGGATTTTGCCGCTGATGTTGGGTAAGCGGTCCAGACAGCAGTTTTGTCAGAGCTTTAAAGAGAAACGAATCCGCGTTCCTTGGATTCTTTGTATTTTTGTTCTTAGTGTTATTTGGGTATGCCATTTTGTTTTATCCTTTTATTAACCAGCCAAACTCTTCATAAGTTTTTTTAGCAGTGTTTATTTTATCAAAAGATTCGACCTTTTTGTAGCCCTGCATCCCAGGAATTAATGTATTCATTTTTGTATTGCAACTTATCATTGAATTTAAAAAAGCTCTTTTGTAATTTAAGTCTTTTGTATTCTCTTCTAAAACCGTATCTCGAACCCAACAGCCAATTGCTAAAGACATTACAAGATCATCATTATATCCTCTTTGTGCCTCTGGTCTTCCGTTTTTCCAAACAAAAGTTTTTAATTCTTGATATATTCTAACAGAATTAAGAGTAATTAGTTTATTTCTAATGAATTCTTCAAGTTTAGCAACAATTAAAGGACGAGTTTTTTGAGAGGTTGTAAAGCCCGGAATAACATTGGAAGCATTTTGGGCTGCGTATTGTTCAACATATTCATGAGTTCCTTTAGTAGAGTAATATAAATTTGGATAACCGGCATCAATGAGTTTTTCCAATACTGAGAAACCGATGTTATTATTTTCGACGATGAGCATCGCTTCTCCGTATTCTTTTCCTGCGTCGAATAAAATCCTCGCAAATAGATCGGTTGTGGGTTTCCCTCGATACTCGGCAACCTGTTCCATTGTCTTTGTATTAAATATATGAAATACAGAGAAGTCATTACCGTCACCACGAGCAACGTCACCCACAAGTAAGTATTTGTTCTCTGGCTTATATTCTTCCCAAATCCAAAAATTTCTATCAAAGCCTGTTTGATATTTTGGCTCTATACAAATTTGAGATAACTTTTCTAAATCATCTGAATGAATTACCGTT